ATAAACGTCAAGAGAACTAGCATTTCCTGCAGTAGGAGCTGAGCCACCTTGCCATTCTGGAGTGACACTTCCTCCATCAACTTGTACAGCTGAGTTATAATAAGCTGTCCCGCCTTGTTTTACAATGTGGGCTATTGTGATTGATTCACCAGTATCCATAATACTGTTTAAAGAATTTGATCCATTTCCTCTAATATTTAGAGTCCAGTTAGCCGAAGCATTTGTAGTAAAGTTCCATACAGCTTGAGTAAGAACATCATAGTTAACAGTTCCTGTAGCAGCTGTTGCTTCAGTTGTAACTTTTTCTGCAACACTTTGAATCTTACCTTGACCGTTTAATGTAACTCTTCCAATTCCTTTTGGAGTTAAATTAAAATCTATATTTGTATCAGTTCCAACTGCTGCTACTTCAGGAGCTGAACCAGTTGCTTGGTTAGTGACATCTAAAAAGTTTACAGCTGAAGCTGTTTTTTGAAATCTAATATATGGATTATTTGAATCATCTTCGATCGCACCAGCATCGTCAATAACAATATCATTTCCATTAGTATCTAATACTGCAGATAAAGTTGGAGCATAGTCATTTGATAATTTTCCAATATTAGAATCAGCGACATCTGTTCCATCAATATATAAAAGTTTTGTTCCTTTATCTGTAGCTGAGAAAGTTACACCTGTTTGACCAGATACTAAAACAGTTACAGTGAAAGCACCTGATGTGCTATTTTTAATTGTATAAACTTTATTAGTTATACTAGCTGGAATAGTTACTGTTCTATTTCCTGTAATAGTTCCTGTTAAATTAATAACAGCATTTTTACCATCAGAAACTGCTCCATTAGTAAAAGTTAAATCAGTATTTCCTGCTCCTCCTGCAATAGATACAGAAGCATATCCAGCAATAGCTTGTTGAAGAATAACTAAGTTAGTGTTAGTAATATCACCCCATAAACCAGCTTTTTCACCGGTGACCATTAGCTCTAATTTAAGATCCGTAGAATAACTTGATGCCATAATTTTTAATTCCTTATATTATATTAATTATTAAATTTAAGCGGCTGTGTCAATATTATTCCAAGTGACACTAGATCCGGTAGAAACTTCAGTATAAGCTACAGAAGTGCCAGTGTCAACTATAGTCCATACTTGAGATAATGAATTTCCAAGGCTTATATTTACTTGATTTCCTGTTGGATACACCTCTGCCGAAGCACCAGCAACAGCTGATCCTGCAACTAAACTTAACTGTATTCCACTAGGATAAGCAAAAGTTATTGCATCTAAAATAGTTGTTCCTAATGATAAAGTTAATTGTTGACCTGTTAATGATATATTAGCATCTGCTTCAACTACTGACCCTAGAGCAACACTTGCAGATAAACCTATACCAGTAACGGTAGCATCTGGAGAAGGATCTGCTGTACCTTCAGATACTACTAAATTATTTCCTGTTAAGTCTACTAATGTATTTGCATCAAGTATTGCAGTACCTAAATTAGCTGATAATTGAATACCTGTTGTCTCAGCAAAAGCCCAATAACCTGTAGCTCCCCATACTTCAGAACCAAAAGTTAATCTTCCCCAACCTGTTGTGTTGTAAGCGTCTAATGTACCTAAAGATGTATTGATTTGAGAACCTGTTGCCATTGCATCAGGTTCTGCATCTACTGTTCCTAAAGAATTAGTTAACTGTTGTCCTGAAACAGGAACTTGAGCTAAACCAACTGCTGTTACACTTTCTACAGTTAAAGATAATTGTTGTCCTGTTGTTGTAACTTCTGCTTCCGCTGTAACGGATCCTGATTGAATATTTGATGCTAAACCAATTCCTGTGACTATTACATCACCTGCGATACCCCAAGCATTTTCTCCCCAGGTTAATCTTCCCCAACCCTCATTTATTTCAGTAGAGAGTCCAACATTGTTTAAAGATAAATTTATTTGAGAACCTGTTACAGAAGAGATTGCATTTTGATAAGGAGCTCCCCATGATAGTTCTCCCCATGCATATCTTCCCCAACCAGTAGTATTGAAACTGTCTTCTTCACCAAGTTGTGAGGTTAATTGAATTCCAGTGAGCGCAACTGTGGCGTCATTTTGTTCGCCCCATTGTCCACTGTTCCAACTTAATTCGCCCCACGTATTGGCCATAATAGGTTAGCTCCCTATTAGTTGCCGATTCTTAGAATAGCTGCTGAAGTTGTAAACGCTGGAAACTGAATTGTAAACGTTCCTGATGTTGCTGTTTTGTCTGCACCGAAATCTAATACTGCAACTGCCGCATTGGCAGATGAAGTATTATAAATTAATGCGCCTCTAGCTGTGATTGTTACACCAGTAAATGACAAATCATTGAAGTCTACAATTGCAACACCTGATGCAACGGAAGTACTTGGATTTGGTTTTACTAATGCTCCACCACCTGCAGTGTATTGACCACTAGCTGAAACTTCTCCAGTAGTTGTATATGCAGTTGTAGCAGAATTTAATGTTGCAGTAGAGACATACAAAGCAAGTTTAAAAACATCACCACCAGAAAATTGAAATTTATGAGATCCTTCTAGGACTTGTTTTTTAAAACTATTTGCAACTGCTTGTGTTATTGCCATTTGTATTTACTCCTTATTGTGTTTGTCGAAGTCGAGGTGGGCCATCTGTATACTCATCTCGTCTTCTTCTTCCCATTTGTTCAATTGAGAATCCTTTTGCCGCTTCAGCATATTTTTTATCATATAACTGAATCATGTCCATAGGACCTTTTAAAAATCCATATGCCTCAACTAAGCATGCATATAAAAGTCCATTGGGAAATTCTGTACTTAAATATGTAGTAGTATTACTAGCTGATAATCCAGCCGGTTTCAAGATATAATTTATCTGCATGTTATAATTTTGATCAGGTGTGGGAGCTACTACAATAGTGTTTTCATCCCAATATCCATAGTATTTAGGTAATCCTTGGGTTCCTGTTCCATTATACTCGGATATAAAATTAGTATCTCTATACTCTAAAAAAGACCTACTAGAGTTATCCGCACCCCCTGTAGAATTAGTGATTTGACAAGATCTAATAACTAAAGTGTCGTCATTAATAAGAGGTGTATTTACATATCTTTGTCCAGAAATAATATCCGCTTGTGCATATTGTCTATTGTTATCTGAATCTATTTCTCTTTGAATTCTCCATTCAGCATCTGATATAAAACCATTAATAATAGTAGAAGTAAATACATTGGAATCTACTTCGCAATAGTCTCTAATTTTTTGTACTAACTCTGCATAGGTCATATTAGCCTTCTAAAGTAACAGGTCCCGCGGAACATGCACTTCCTCCTCCTTGTATATTTCCATTAATAGCCGTATCTGAGCTTTGGAAATAAAAATAATTACTTGGTTTAGATACATTACCACTAGAATCAATTTTGCCAACAGTTATTGTAAATCCACTAGAATTACTAATATCAGATACTCCATCAAAGGTAGGAACATTAGTAAAACCATCTGCATCCGTAGGCCCATAGAATCTAACTACACTTCCTGTAGTTCTTCCATGATTTTGTGAATATACATTCACATAAGTATTTCCAGAATATTTAATGGTTTGAAAAGGATTGGGTTGTAATAAAATTAATACCGGAGGTTCTACCCTATCCGGTCTTGCTTTAGGTAATCCTTGTCCATCTGCCTGAGTTGGTTTAGGTTCTAATTGTGGATGTTTAGGATCTACTTCTGAAAAATGAACAAATAAACCATCCCATTGAGTAACCATTTCTCTATACGGAAATGCCATACCACTTTGGTCTGATATTGCTTGTGCATATTTTCCTTTTGATAACGTAGCCATAATTAAATATTTGGATAATAACTTTTAGGTGTAATAAATGCACTAGCAGAAGATCCATCTTGAGTAAGAGCTCTGTTTAGTTCATCTTCATACAACATTTTCAATTCTTGTGTTCTTTGTGGTGCTCTTTTAATCGCTAAGTAATAAGCAAGGCCCGCGCACATACATGGTACAAATCTATATGGAACATCTGTTGCATTGGTATAAGATCCAACATCTTGTATTCTTTTTACATAAAAATAATTTAAATAATTACCTGCCTGAGAAGAACCAGGAGTTGTATATAATGTAATAGTAACTCTATCTATAAATCTTTGTACAAAATATTGTGTAGGTTG